TCAAAAACTACTTAAGGATAACAAATGATAGAAAATAGATATAACGTTAAACTACTTAAAGTGGTAGATGGAGATACTGTAGATGTAGATATCGATCTTGGTTTCGGCGTTTGGCTTCATGATGAACGCGTTCGCATCATGGGTATTGATACACCAGAGTCTCGTACGTCTGATAAAGTAGAAAAAGTATTTGGTCTTGCTGCAAAAAATAGATTAAAAGAATTATTAGAAGAAGGTGCTTTATTAGTAACTACAGAAGATAAAAAAGGTGAGGATATGAAAGGTAAATTCGGTCGTATCCTTGGAGATTTTATTGTAGAAGAATATGAAGGTCAACCAAGACGCGTGACTGAAGTTATGATTGAAGAAGGGCACTGCGTAGCATACTTTGGCGGTTCAAAAGATGAAATTCAACTCAAACATCAGGCTAATAGACAAAAATTACTTCGCGAAGGCATTGTAAGTCAAGAAGACTACGATAATGCAGTAGAGTTAATGAAGTAACTTTATCGTTTCTTTACATCCTACACGATGATTATAATATGAAAATGAAGATAGTGCAACTATAAAATGCCAGAAATTTACTTAGGAAACCAGAATTTAAAAGCTGCAGGCGTTCAAGTTGAGTTTACTCAAGAGAACGTTATGGAGTATCTTAAGTGTGCTAAAGATCCTATTTACTTTATTAAAACCTATCTTCAAATCGTTAGTATTGATGAGGGTTTAGTACCGTTTGATCTTTGGGATTTCCAAGAAAAAATGGTTTCTACTTTCGAAGACAACCGTTTTAGTATTTGTAAACTTCCAAGACAGGTTGGTAAAACTACAACAGTAGCTGCTTATATTACTTGGAAGATATTATTTACAGAACAATATTCAGTAGCTATACTAGCTAACAAAATGTCTCAAGCGAGAGAGATTTTAGGTAGAATACAGTTAATGTATGAACATCTTCCTAAATGGATGCAACAAGGTATTGTAGAATGGAATAAAGGTAATATTAGATTAGAGAATGGATCAGAGATTCTCGCTTCTGCTACTTCATCAAGTGCTATTCGTGGTACATCTCAGAATATGATTTACCTTGACGAGTTTGCATTCGTTCCAAATAATTTACAAGAAGAATTCTTTACATCTGTTTTTCCTACTATTTCATCTGGTAAATCATCTAAAGTATTAATCACATCTACTCCAAACGGTATGAACATGTTCTACAAGTTATGGGTAGATAGTGAAGAAGAGCGAAATGACTATGAGAGAGTGGAGATCCATTGGTCTGACGTGCCTGGAAGGGATAATAAGTGGCGAGAAGAGACTATTCGTGCTACATCGGAAGAACAATTTAGACAAGAGTTTGAATGTGAATTCTTGGGCAGTACTAATACTCTTATTCACCCAACTGTACTAAAACGGCTGGTATTTAAACAACCACTTTATAAGAAAAACGGTTTTGATTGCTATCATGAACCCGAGCCAGGTAGAAATTATCTGTTAGTCAGCGATGTATCAAGAGGTGTTGGATTAGACTATTCTGCATTTATAGTTTTTGATATTACAGAATATCCATATAGAGCTGTAGGAAAATATAGAAGTAAAGATATATCTCCGCTATTATATCCTAATGTAATCTATGATACAGCCAGAAAATATAATAACGCCTTTGTGTTAATAGAAATTAACGATATAGGTGAACAAGTTTCTAATATTTTGCATCAAGATTTAGAGTATGAAAATATTTTAAGTACAATATATCGCGCTGGAGTGCAACAGATTTCTGCTGGTTTTGCAGGTAGACAGCAGATGGGTGTACGTACTACCAAATCAGTCAAGCGTATTGGTTGTTCTACATTAAAAGATATGATAGAGCAAGATAAACTTATCGTTGAAGATTATGATTATATTTTTGAGCTTTCTAACTTTGTATCACGTAAAGAAAGTTATGAAGCTGAAGAAGGTATGCATGATGATTTAGTTATGTGTTCAGTCTTATTTGCATGGCTAGTTAGACAAGAATACTTTAAAGATATAACAAATGATGATTTAAGACAGAGATTATATGAAGAAAATCAAAGAATGATTGAAGAAGATATACTTCCATTCGGTTTTGTTGATGATGGACATGAAGAAGAAGGTATTATAAATATTGATGAAACAAGAATCGGCTGGTCTCTGCCAGACAACCGTGATATGTGAAATACAAATAATTATAAATAAAAAGAGAATTAAAAGCCTCATCAAAGGAGAATAATCATGCCATTTCAAGTATCACCGGGCATCAATGTCAGTGAAATTGATCTAACAGCGGTTGTTCCTGCAGTCTCTACTACGACTGCTGGTATCGCTGGTCATTATCGCTGGGGGCCAGTAAACAAGGCCACATTGATTTCCTCAGAAGACGCGCTTGTTGGACAGTTTGGTAAGCCAAACACTGATACAGCGACAGATTTCTTTACAGCAGCTAACTTTTTAGCATATGGTAACGCATTGTTTGTTACACGTGCTGAAAATTCAACTATGTCAAATGCTCATAGTAATTCAGCAAATACAGTAGCAACACGTTTCGACAACGACGATGACTATGAAAACAATCACTCATCAGGTACAACTGGTGTTGGCCGCTGGGTAGCAAAATATCCAGGTGCATTAGGTAACTCATTAAAAGTATCTGTATGCTCTTCATCTGACGCGTTTTCATCTACATTATCTGGTACATTTAGTGTAACATCAAACACAGCTACAGTTACTTTCTCAGCAAACCAGTCAGGCAACATTGTTGTTGGTGACTTGTTAGAGATTGGTCAGTCAGCTGGTGTTAAACAAACACGTAGAGTATCTGCAGTAGCAGCAAACGGTACATCAGTAACATTAGAAAATAGATATACAGGTGATACATTATCTGCAAATACATCTTTGACTCGTAAGTGGGAATATGCAGTAAATACAGATCGTGCACCTGGTACATCTCAAACTGCGACAAATGCAGGAGCATCTAACGACGAGCTACACGTTGCTATCGTTGATGAAGATGGTTTGTGGACAGGTACAAAAGGTCAAGTTCTAGAAGTATTCCAAAACTTATCAATGGCAACTGATGGTAAAACAGATACAGGTCAAAATAACTACTTTGTAGATGTTCTTAACAACAGATCACGTTATATCTGGTGGGCAGCTTCTACAAGTATTGGTACAAACGCTGGCTCATCCGTAGTAGGTGGAACAACATATACTGGTTCTACTACTCCATTAACTGATTCACTTGTTAACGGTTCTGATGGTACAGCACCTACTAACGCAAATATTATTACAGCATATGATAAGTTTAAATCATCTGAAGATATTGACTTGTCATTTATTCTTGGTTCAGGTAACGGTCAAACAGTTGCTACACACCTAATTGATAATATTGCTTCAGTAAGAAAAGACTTGCTGGTTGTACTATCACCAACTAGAGCAGCCGTTGTAAACAACAATACATATGAAGGTAAAGAACAAGAAGATATTATTGCTTACCGTGATAGTCTTCCATCAACCTCATATGCTACAATGGATTCTGGTTGGAAGTATCAGTACGACAAATATAACGATGTATACAGATATGTACCAGCAAACGGTGACACTGCAGGCTTAATGGTTCGTACAGATAATACTAACGACCCATGGTACTCACCTGCTGGTTTCAACCGTGGTAACATGAAAAACGTAGTAAAACTAGCCTATAACCCACGTAAAGCAGACAGAGATGAGCTTTACAAGAATGGCATCAACCCAGTTGTAACATTCCCAGGTCAAGGTACAGTTTTATACGGTGATAAGACGCTTCTTGCAAATCCAAGTGCATTTGATAGAATTAATGTTCGTAGATTGTTTATCGTTCTTGAGAAAGCAATTTCTCTTGCATCACAAACAACATTGTTCGAATTCAACGATGCATTTACAAGAGCACAATTTAGAAACCTAGTTGAGCCATTCTTAAGAGATGTTCAAGGCCGCAGAGGTATTACAGACTTCAGAGTTGTTTGTGATGAAACAAACAATACAGGTGAAGTAATTGATAGAAACGAGTTTATTGGTGATATTTACATTAAACCAGCTCGCTCAATTAACTTTATCCAGCTAAACTTTGTTGCAGTAAGAACTGGGGTAGAATTCTCAGAAATCGTTGGTCAGGTATAATAAATACATATAAACGCTAAAGGAGAAAAACCATGGCATTTAACATTAACGATTTCAGAGGCGAGCTAGAGTATGGTGGTGCAAGATCCTCGCTCTTTGAAGTCACCATGACAAACCCTCTAAACGGAGCTGGAGACAGCAAGTTTAGATTCTTATGTCGTGCAGCACAAGTTCCAGCAGCTACAGTAGGGGTCGTAACAACCCCCTACTTCGGCCGCCAAGTTAAACACGCAGGTAACAGAACGTTCGATCCATGGACAGTTACAGTTATCAATGATGAAGATTTCTTAATCCGTAATGCATTAGAGCAATGGAATACAGAAATTAACACATTAGAAGGTAACCTAAGAACTGCTGCAGCAGGCGTAGCTACATATAAGACAGGTGTTGCAGACGTTATCCAATATGGTAAAGACGGTCGAGCAATTAGATCATATCAATTTGTAGGTATGTGGTGCTCTGATCTATCAGCAATGGATCTAAGCTGGGATTCTGAAGCAATTCAAGAATTTACTGCTACATTCCAATACGATTATTGGATTCCTGGTACAACCGGTGATACAACCGCATCAGCAGTAGTTTAATAGAGACGAGGTAATTTATTATGGCTAACCAGCTATATCCTAAAGCTAAAGAGGATTTTCTTGCAGGTAATTTGAATCTGTCTAGTAATACAATTACTATGGCGTTAATCGATACCGATGTATATACGTTTAGTAGTGCACATGAAGATAGAGCAGATATTCCAAACTCTGCTGTAGTTTCAGAAGTAACGTTAACAAGTAAGACAATTACTAGTGGTATATTTGATGCTGCTGACGCAACTTTCTCCGCTGCAACTGGTGCAAATTGTGAAGCACTTGTAATTTATCATACAGATTCTCAAGGTGGTAATACAGCATCTAGATTGATTGCATACATTGATACAGCTACTGGTCTTCCAATCCTTCCAAACGGTGGTGACATTACTGTGCGTTTCTCAGCAGGTGCAAGTAAAATCTTCGCTCTTTAATTGAAACTGTGTAGAAACTTAGGAGAGGGGGTACTATAAATATAGTATACCCCTTTTTCTATATCGAGGATAAAAATGGAACTATTTGGGTTTGAGATTAAAAGAGCTGATCAAAGAGAAAAAGACCAGCTCCAGGCTATCGTACCGCAAACACATGAAGATGGTGCAACAGAAGTTTCTACCAATTCTGCAGGTGCGTTTGGTGGCACATATGGTACATATGTTGATATTGAAGGTAGAGCAAAAGATGAGGCCGACCTTGTAACAAAATATCGCGAAATGGCATTGCAACCAGAATGTGATTTTGCTATAGAAGATATTATTAATGATGCTATTATTATGGACGATAATGCATATCCTGTAGAATTAGTATTAGATGAAGCCGATCTTCCTAACAGAGTAAAAAAATTAATTAGAGAAGAATTTGATCGAATTCTTTACACATTAGATTTTGGTAATAAAGGATACGAAATCTTTAGACGTTGGTATGTAGACGGACGTCTTTATTATCAAATCGTTATTGACGAAAAAAGCGTAAGAGACGGCATTAAAGAATTGCGTTATATTGATCCACGTAAGATCAAAAAGATTCGTAAACAGAATAAGAAAAAAGATCCTAAATCAGGAGCTACTCTTTATACTAATGTAGAAGAATTTTATTACTATAACCCAAAAGGTATGGTAAATCAAGACAAAGGTGTAAGGATTGCTAAAGACAGCATCTGTCATGTAACATCTGGTCTTATTGATCCAATGAATAAACTTACATTAGGTCATCTTCATAAAGCAATTAAACCGATGAATCAACTGCGTATGTTAGAAGACGCAACTGTAATTTATCGTTTATCAAGAGCTCCTGAGCGTCGTATTTTCTATATTGACGTTGGTAACCTTCCTAAAGCAAAAGCTGAGCAATATCTTCGTGATATGATGGTAAAGCATAAAAATAAACTTGTTTATGATGCTAATACAGGTGAAGTGAGAGATGATAGACGTCATATGACTATGCTTGAAGATTTCTGGCTCCCGCGTCGTGAAGGTGGTAGAGGTACTGAAATTACTACATTACCTGGTGGCCAAAACCTTGGTGAGTTAGACGATGTTTTATATTTCCAGAAAAAACTTTATAAAGCATTAAATGTTCCTATCAGTAGATTAGAAGCTGAAGTAAACTTTAATATTGGTCGATCAACTGAAATTTCTAGAGATGAGTTAAAATTTCAGAAATTCATTAATCGTATTAGAAATAAGTTTGGCGTTCTATTTGATAATCTATTAGAAGTACAGTTAGTACTTCGTGGCATTATGACTAAACAAGAATGGGAACAAGTACGTAACAATATTACTTACAACTTCGTTAATGATAACCACTTTGAAGAACTCAAAGAAGGTGAAATCATGGCGGAAAGATTGAGAATATTAGGTGAAGTAGATCCTCTTGTAGGTAAGTATTTCTCATTAGCATGGGTTCGTAAAAATGTTCTTCGTATGACAGAAGAAGAAATTGAACAAATGCAAAGAGAAATCGACATGGAATCTGATGAAAATGATGAAGAAGAGATAGATTTAACACCTTCTCAGCCACAAGAAGAAGAAATATTTCCAGAATTTAAACCTGAAAAAGAACTAACTGAGGAAGAAAAGCGTCTTGTAGAAAGTATGACGAAATTCTATGATTCTTTCTCATCTCAGGAAGACATAGATAATGGATCAAGTTGAACACGCTAAACTTCTTGCAGCTCTCTTAGGAGTTCTTAAAAAAGAAAGTAGTAAAGTTAAATCTGCTTTACTCGAAGAGCTTCATACTGAACTACAAAAGTTCGAACCTCCAGAACCTATTCTAGTAGAAGGACCGCGCGGCCTACAAGGTGAGCGTGGTTTTACTGGTGAACAAGGACCAGAGGGTAAACAAGGACCTCAAGGTATTCAGGGTATAACTGGTGAAAAAGGCGACCAAGGTCTTCCTGGTAAAAATATTATTGAAGCTCAATTAAATGAAAACGGACATTTATTTTTATATCGAGACGATGGTGTGCAATTTCCTATCGGTAACATTATAGGTGAGCAAGGTGTTCCTGGTGAAAAAGGTGTACCAGGTGAAAAGGGAGATAAAGGAGATAAAGGTGATCGAGGCGAGCAAGGTCCACGAGGCGAAGTCGGGCCAAAAGGTGATAGAGGCTTACCAGGTTACAAGGGTGAGCGAGGAGAGAAAGGCGAAAAAGGCGATGCCGGTGAGCGAGGTTTGCCTGGTGAAAAGGGCGACAAAGGCGATACTGGGGATATAGGACCAGCTGGTCCTAAAGGAGATCGTGGTGAAATAGGATTGCCTGGACCAGAGGGTAAACAAGGACCTCAAGGAGATCCTGGACCTCAAGGCGAAAAAGGTGATCCTGGTAAAGATGGTGAAACACCAGATATTGAGCCTTATCTTAAAAAAGTTTCTGAAGAAACAAAAAAATTTCAAGACAATATCAGACGTACTATTACTAGATCTTCTCTTGGTGGAAGCTCCTCTGGTGGTGGTGAAGTTCGCTTAGAGTTTTTAGATGATGTAGATAGAGATACAGTAAAAATAGACGGTCGATACTTAAAATATGATTCAGCATCTGGTAAGTTTGTTGGCGCGACTGTAGAAGGCGGAGCAGGTGGTGGCACCGGTGATGTAGCTAATACATACCTTCAAGCCAACTTTGTAAGCAATACTGCTTTCCAATCTTTCGTTGCTAATACGAATGCTTATATTGCAGCA